TGGTGCGTGCGTGTCACCGACAGCATCGCGATCACCGACATGAGTGGCGCCACGCAGATCATCGTGGACCAGGGCACGCGGACGGGCGCGGACGGGAAGATCGAGCTCGCCATCACGATCAGGGAATCGGAGGTTCTGCTGTGAGCTTCACACCAGTCAGGCGTCATCTCTCGTTCGTCGGCGACAACTACGAGAACGATCAGGCGTATGCGCCCCCGGCGCCGTACGCGACGTACCCGCTCTCGATGGGTCTCGGCCAGCTCGCGCCCCCGGCGCCGCTTCCGTCGGGCGGCTTCAGCCTCGCGCGCATCAACCTGCGGCAGGTGATGCTCGGCGTCGTCATCGTCGTGATCGTCGCGCTCATCATGCGCCAGATGATGAAGCTCGCGAAGAACACCTCGAAGGTCGAGCGCAACGCCGTCGTCTCGCGTCTGTCGACGAAGGAGCTGGCGACGCGTCTCTACGACCGGCTCGAATCCAAGGGCAGCAAGACGAACGCGACGACGATGCGGTCGCTGGAGCGGCTCGGCCGGTGACCCGGACGGCCAAGATGGTCGCGGGCGGCGTCGTCGCGCTCGCGGTCCTTGGGGCGTTCGTCGTCCCGCTGCCCATCCCGGGCGGCGGCGCGATGGTCAGGGACAACAGGCGGTCGTTGCGGCGACTGCTCGGGCTTTCGACGGCTCAGGACACGGCCGATTACGCCGCGGCCGACGCAGCGCGCGCGGCGATCGCAGCGAGGGGTGGCCGATGAGCGAGTCGGCACCGAAGTACCGCGCGTACGCCTTCGACCCGAAGACGGGGCGCGCAGCGCCGGTGCCGAACGTGATGTTCGACGTGAAGGCGAGCCGGCTAGCCCCGCTGCCACCTCCGCCCGCCGAGAGCTTCATCGAGTTTCTGGAGCGCATCACATGTTCAAGCGCGTGAACGGCAAGCTTGTGAAGGTGGAGAAGGCGCCCAAGGTCCTGGTGAAGGACGGTCGCCAGATGGCGGTGCTTCGTCCGATCTCGCCAGAAGCTGCGAAGCTCGCTCTCGACAAGGCCAAGCAGATGGTCACGGAGAAGAGCGACGACCAGGAACGCTTCAACGCCATTCTCTCTGAGCAGGGGACGATGATCTTCGCGGGTTTCGCAAGCACGAAGGGCAGGCTGCTCGATCCGAAGACGCTCGAAGACATCGGACCGATAGAGCCCGGTGACTCGTTCGTCGCGGTCGACGATCTGCACAACTTCAAGCCGGTCCCGCAGGGATGACATGGCGCCCCGAGTCCAGCGCATCCGTGCGTATGCCGAGCGCTTCCACGAGTCGCTGACAGCCGGGCTCGACCTCGAAGACGTCGTACGGGCGCTCGCGGACGCGTGCAAGCGTGCGATCGAAGACGAGACGCCGCCGAGCACGAAGGCACGCAAGCGGAAGATCGCGTTCTACGCCCGGTGCGCCGAAGTGTTCGACGAGGCCGCGGTGAAAATCAAGGAAGCGTCGTGACGCGCAACCCGCGAGCCTCAATCTCCGCCGCCGATGCGCGTCTCTTCGCCGAGGAACTGATCACCGGGCGCGGTCGCCTGGCGCAGTTCGCGGCAAAATACCCGCACCTGCGCACGGCTTCACAGAAAACGCTGGCTGCGATCTGCGGCGAGACGATCCCACTCTTCCGTCACGTCACGCTGAGGGAGGACGCAGCGACCGGACTCCGCGAGGAGACGGCGGCATCGACGACGCTGTCGCCGGCGTACGTGCTCACACTTGCGGCGGACGCACCGTCCGCCGTGACCACGCGCGACGCCTTCGTCCATCTCAAGCCGGTCCTCCTGCGGTACGACATCGACCCTAGCCGCGTACTCGTCTTCGTCCCAGTGGTGGCGGCGTACGTGGTCGAAGACCGCGGCCCGGCGCTGAAGCGCATGCGTATCGAGTGCCGCGGCGAGAGCTACTCGGCGCTGGATGCCATCATGAGGGTCCGCGGCCTCGGAGAGCAGGAGGTGTTCGCCAACCTATCCGGCCTGAAGCCAGCCGTGTTCGAGTTCACGAAGCGTCTCGACCTGGCGCGAGCGCGAGAGTGGCTGCGCGGGGACATCCGCACCGGACGCGACGCGGTTCGCGAGATGAAGCTCGACGGGCATTTCTTCGCTGAGTGGCACAACGGTCGCCTCGTCCCGGCCGGCGAGGAGGAGGAGGTTGCTCGGTTCGATGAGATGTTCGCGCAGCTCGAAGAGTTCTTCGGCGACCCGTGCGATATCGGGGATGATTTCCTGTGATCTTCCTCTTCAGCTACGGCTCGAACCACCCGGCGCAGATGGCGGAGCGCCTGGGGCGCAGCGTCGAGACGATGGGGGCATTCCTGCCGGGCTACGTCCGCGTCTTTCGCGGCTGGTCGCAGCGCTGGGAGGGCGGCGTCGCATCGCTGAAGAAGGAAAAGGGCGGCGTCGTCTTCGGGCTCGTCGTCGAGGTGGACTGGGCCGACCTGGAGAAGATGGACCGCTTCGAGGGCGTGGCCTCCGGCAACTACAAGCGCCAAGGCGTCACCGTCGCTCTGGCCACCGGCGAGCGCGCGAAGGCTATTGCGTACGTCTCCACCAGCACCGGGTTCAATGCGCCGAGCCGCGGGTATCTTGAGGCGGTCGCGAAGACCGTGGGGACGCATTGGCGTAATGAGCGCGACGCAAAGATCACGTGGCAGGACATCACGGTTCGATGAGCTGGAAGCCGACACTCGCGCAGGTCGAAGCAGTCGGCGAGGGGCCCTTCATTGCGGGGCGCTCGTGGACGTATCGGCAGGTCTCCGTCGAAAACCTTTCACGCATACCGTTCGAGGACGAGGAGTACGCCGCGGAAAACGACGAACTCGACCCGAAGGGTGGAATCAAATACGTGTGGAAGCTGGCCCAACTGATGAAGGACGGTACCGCGCTTCCGCCCGCGATCGGCTTCCCCGACTCCAACGAGAAGGACGTAATCCATCTCGCCGACGGAAACCACCGCGTCGCCGCCGCGGTTCTCCTTGGACGCAGGCGTGTTCCCGTCGTCGTTTTCGACGGTACGCAGCCACGCTGGCCGAAGGGAAGCCGACTGAACCCAAACAGGAAGCGCAGCAGCAAGCGCTCGTCTCGGGGATGGAAGTCATGAAGCGCAACCCGCTCCTCGCGAAGCCGCCCATCGCGGTGCACCGCCTCACCGACACGACCCGCTTCCGCAGGCTCTTCGGGCGCCTGCCGCGCGAGTCCGACTACGAGGGCGTGCACACGACGGGCAGCCGGCTGATCGCGGGCGCGTACGCGATGGGCACCTGGGACAACGGCGAGGGCTACCCGGTCATCGTCACGCTCGACGTCAGCGGGCTCAAGCCGCTCCCGGACGTCGACGCGATGCTCCGCGGCGCCGAGGCCGTGGCTGACCTGCTCGGGCAGTACCGCTCCGAGGTGAAGACGGGGGCGACCTTCTACTCGCTGCTGAACGAGGACGACTTCGCGCAGAGCGAGACACAGGCGGGCGCAGACCCATCGGCCTTCATCTTCGAGGACATCGGGACACACGTGCTGACCGCCATCGAGGGCGAGGCCAAGTCGGAGGCGGTGTTCAAGGCGTTCCTCAAGAGCGGCAAGCTCCCGGACAGCGTGCTCACGCGCATGGTCAACCAGCAGCGGTACCTCAACGACTTCGACATCGACCGTGTCGTCCGCATCGAGGCGCTCCGACCCTGGTGGCGCCAGGTGCTGTTCGGAGAGGACGACGGCGAGGCCGACGCGGAGATCGAACGGGTGGAGGGGCTCGGCTACCAGGTCTTCACGATTGCCGACCTTCCGTTCCAGGACCACGACATCCAGACGAAGAAGCTATGGGAGGCGCCGGACGCCAAGAAGCGCAAGAAGGTCGAGTACCACGGGACGACGAGCCTCGTGATCGAGCTGGCGTTCCCCGGGCTCATCCCCGAGGAGACGCCGTTTCCGATCTCCGAGGCCGACGAGGAGGAGTGACGCGCTCGCTCTGGACGGCTGGCCCTTCGCGCGCCGAGTGGCTCGACCAGCTCACCGTTCGCCCGCTCGCCGGCGCCGAGGTTGCGGAGATCCGCTCCCGCGTCCAGGCGGAAGAGGACGTTGGCCCGTTCCGGTGCGAGTGCATGCAGTGCCGGTTGCGTAGGTTGCAAGAATCCGGTACATCGTCGCCATGACCCTAATGTGGAAGTGCGATGTGTGTGAGAAGACGGGCGAGAGCCCGACGAGCGCGAGCCAGTTCCGGCTGATGCCGAAGGGCTGGCGCATGCGTGAGGGACGTGTTCCGAGCAGGAACGAGGTCGAGGTCCACGTGTGCTCGGACAAGTGCGCGAAACGCTACGACGCGGCGGAGGCCGATGAGGTCGGCTTCGCGTGGCGCAGGCCCGACGCCGAAACGCTCGACGCCGAAACGAAGCATTCGGTCCGCCCGCTCACGGTGAAGTGATGGAGCCAACGCCACAGCAGTTCATCGTCCACTGCGCGGCCTGCCGCAAGCAGCTCGGCTCGGTGAGCAACCAGGGCTGGCTCTGGACGCGAGGTCCGGCGCGTCTCGTGAACCGCAAGCGGTTCATCACATCGCTGCCATGCGACGGCGACGTGTCCAATCTCCCTGAGCACGCGGCCCCCGCCGACGACTTCCGCATGCGGTCCGTCGAGCGCAGCAGAGGCGAGCCCGAGTACCGTATCTGGGAGTACCCGTACACGTGCGACGCCGACGCCTGTCTGGAGGCGCTCGGGCCGGAGTGGGGTCCCAAGGACGTCGGACCACCGTTCACGCTCATGCCGGCGGGACGAGTCCTCTCGTAGCGAGAACATGTCCGACACAGTTGCGCCCAGCCCCCGCCAAGAGTAGGGTCGCGACATGTCCGACACCCCGGCAGCTCCCGTCACCGACGAGTACGTCGACCGCACCGCCGACGAGGTGCAGATCCTCGAACGCCAGTTCAAGGGTGGCGGCTACGGCGGCCAGCAGCCGTACATCGCACCGCCCGCGCCGGGTCACGACACGAAGGGGCTCTGGCACTACTTCCCGGCGCACGGGCGCTCCGGCTACTCGACGCATGCGATCGCGCTGCACCGGATGCTGCTCGACGAGATGAAGATCCCGACGTCGCTCGTTCCGCACCGCATGGCCGCGCTCGACATCGACCAGTTCCCGGAGGACCGGGCGGAGATGCTGACGAAGTGGATGGCCGATGCCGTCGGCATCCCCGAGGCGATCATCGTCTCGCTGCCGCCCGACGTCGGCATGTATGACATGACGCGGGCACTCGTGAACTATGTCGCCGGTCCGGAGTGCACCGAGACGAGCGAGCACACCGCCGCGCTCGTCAACAGCGACAAGATCACAGCGCTCTGGTGCGTGAGCCCGTTCACCGCTCGCGCGTACACGAACGCGGGCGTGGATCCCGCCAAGGTGTTCGTGGTCCGGCCGCCGATCTGCGACGGCGTCTGGCGCGATATGTTCACGCCGCTCGCCGAGCTGCGACGGTACCAGGAGGTTCACGGTGCTCGGCCGAAGAGCAGCGACACGTTCGTCTTCGGCACGCTCGGGGCATGGCACGAACGCAAGGGCTTCCACGACCTCGTTCGCGCCTATTTCTCGACGTTCAAGCGTACGGACGCCGTCGAGCTGCACATCCGAACGTCGTCCTTCGACAGCAAGCTGACCATCAAGAAGTTCGAGGAGAAGGTCATCGCGGAGATCGCAGAGATCGCCAAGGAGTTCGGCGACAACGACTTCCCGGCGAGCAAGAAGCAGCCGCGCATCAAGCTCCTCACGGGCACCTCGCTCACCGAGCAGCAGGTCATCGCCTGGCTCGGGTCGTTCGACTGCTTCGTGAACCCGTCGTACGGCGAGGGTCTCGGCATCCCGCAGATGTGGGCGATGGCGCAGGGCGTGTCGCTGATCTCATCGGACTTCGGCGCTGTCGGCGAGTTCGCGGCGGGCACCGACTACGTCTTCAGGTCGAAGTCGACGCCGGTTCCGGCGTCGATGCGCGGTCACGCGGCGATCTGGGGCGAGAAGTCGCTGTGGGGCGGCTACGACGTCGCCGACCTGGCGACTCAGATGCGCTACGCCGAGGACACGCGTCCGGGCATCAACGCCGTGCTCGCCGCTGACGTGCGCGAGCATTTCTCGTACGCCAAGAGCCGTCAGGGGCTGGTGAACGCGCTCGCGCACGTCTGCCGTCCCGAGGTGCTCGATAGGTGGCTGACGCCGTGATCGACATCGTCGGGCACTTCGGATCGCGGCTCTCGTACGCGACGGTCACGGACCAGGTCGTCCGCGGTCTGTTGGCATGCGACAAGCTCGGTCGCATCACGAACCTCGACGACAAGTTCATCGACGACGCACTCGCGGCGCGTTCGCATCCCGGGCGCGGCAAGAAGGTCCTCCTGCTCGCCGACGCCCGTGACTGGCTCGTTGAGGCAATGGCCGCTGAGTACGGCCGCGAGAACGTCGCGATCTTCCTGTGCCCGAACACGAACCAGCTCTCCGACGAGCGTCAGCGCGCGTGTCACCAGGTCGACCGCATCTACACGCCTTCGCGCTGGTGCTCGAATACGATCCTCGACACCGTGTTCCGTCAGGAACGATTCGGCATGGTCCACGTGCAGCCGCTCGGCGTCGACTCGCCGTTCAGCACCAGCAACAGCCAAGGCAAAGCGCACAACGACCCGTCGCGCCTCTCGATGCTCCACGTCACGACCGACACGTTCTGGCCGGGCCGCAAGGGTACCGAGGAGCTGCTCAAGGCTTGGAAGCTCGCGGAGATGGACCGCATCGCGCGCCTGACCATCCACTGCCTGCCTCAGCTCTACGGGACGCTGCACCAGGAACTCGGCGACCTCGACCTCATCGACAAGGTGAAGCTCATCTCTGCGCCGGCACGCGGCTGCACGCCCGAAGATCTGTTCGAGCTGGTGGGCAAGCACGACTTGCTGGTCGCGCCGTCGCGCTCCGAGGGCTTCGGCATCATGCCGCTCTCGGCGCTCGTCAGCGGCACGCCGGTTCTGACCACCGCGGGCACCGGTCAGAACGAGTACCTCGCGGAGACGGACGGCGAGGGGGAGCCGGTGCTCGGCGGCTGGTTGCAGATCCCCACGTTCGGAGACGACAAGCTGGAGGGCGAGGACGGCTCCGCCCCGTGCATTCGTCCTGACCAGCTCGCGTTCTCGCTCGTCGCCGGGCGTCGTCTGTACGACGATCTGCTCCGCGGAGCGCAGAAGAACCAGAAGGTGCAGGCCAACTGGTCGTGGTTCGAGAGACGCAACGAGTGGGTGAAGTCATTGGTCGAGTGGGAGGAAGCAACATGAGCGAGAAGAGCAAGTCGAAGGGTTCGGTTCTTCGTGAGCTGGGCGGCGGCTCGGTCCGCGTGGTGACCACGCGACAGGACTGGGAGACGCGGCAGATCGGCAAGGGCGACCAGACCGGCTACGCCGTCGGCCTGTCGCTCGTGTCGTTCCAGGCGGAGAGCTACCGCGAGTCCTCGCCCGACAGCGACATCTGGGACTTCGTGGTGCAGGAGGGGCCGGAACGGTTCCACGTGTACCTCGGGGGAGACGAGATCTTCCTCTTGTATGTGCCCAGCGCGGTGCTGTGATGGACTTCGGAGACGCGATCCGGGCGCTCAAGGAAGGCAAGCGCGTAGCGCGTTCGGGCTGGAACGGCAGGGGCCTGTGGCTCGTGCTCGTGCATCCGATCAACGGCGCCCGCTTCGCGCTACCCGGCGGCGCCGATGCAGCCGGGCAGCAGGTCATCTCGCCGGAGCCGTGGGACAAAGAGCGCCCCGCGTACTGCGTTCGGTTTCCGATCCCCGTCGATGATGATGCGCGGGAGAAAGGCGTCGTCGGCGTGGCGTCATGGTCCGAGTATCGGCAGTTGCCGTGGATCGGCATGAAGACCGCTGACGACTGCTTCGTCCCGTGGCTCGCAAGTCAGACGGACATGCTCAGCGGCGAGGACTGGGTCATCGTCGAATGAGCGCGGACCCGACAGAACTGGGCGCCACGAACGTGCGGATGACCTTCCGCACGTTCAAGGCGTACGTGCAGAAGCTGCGTCTGATCGCGCAGGCGCACGATCTGCGTCTCGGGCGCAGGCTCAGCCTCGGGGCCGCGCTCAACCTGATCATCGGGAGCTACGACGTTTCCCCCGAGCAACGAACGGTCGATTCCATGAAGAAGAAGAAGGGAGCGAAGCGATGAGCGACGACAACAAGAGCGAGAAGCAGACGGTCAACGAGGTCGTGGCAGCCATGGGGGATCAGGTGAAGCCGGACGTGCCGACGGGGCTCGCGGTCATCCCGAAGGGCGCCGACGTGCACGCGCTCGCGCGTCGCATGGGCGGACAGATCGTTCAGAACGAGATGGAATACCATTGCCTCTCCTGCGGCTGGAGCAAGTCGCTCCAGTTCGACAAGGACGAGATGGAGGCGCTGGACAACAACATCCGCGACTACACCGGACCGTGTCCCGGCATCCTGCCCGACGGGTCGACGTGCGGCATGATGACGTTGACGCCGAAGGACGTGCTCTGGGGCAACGACTTCCCGTCGATGTCCACGCTCGCGCAGAAGAACAAGCGCGCCGAGGCGCGCGTGAACGCCGAAGAGTTCGTCGACGTCGTGGCGGAGAAGGTCGGCGACATGATGGGCGGCGGCATCCCGAAGCCGACGATCCAAGATCCGGCCGACGAGAAGACCGAGACCGACGAGATCGACACCAGCAAGCTGACCCCGCGCTGAGCGGCACAAGGAGAACTACATGGACGAGACGAAGAAGGTTCGGCCGCTGAGCGATCGCATCATGGTGCAGCGGGAGAAGAGCGAGAAGCTCTCGCCCGGCGGTATCCACATCCCCGACATGGCGCAGGAGAAGACGACGATCGGCATCGTGCTCGCGACCGGCCCAGGCAAGTATCTCGACAGCGGACGCTTCGTCGAGGTCAGCGTGAAGAAGGGCGACCGTGTCATCTTCGGCCGCTACGCCGGCCAGGAAGACCGGAGCCAGCAGGATGTCATCATCCTGCGCGATGACGACATCCTCGGCGTCTTCGAGTGAGCCGGTGCTCGTCCTCTGCATCCCGACGTTGAGTCCGGCGGGCGCAGCCCGCGCCGCCGCGCTCATCGACCGCGCCTCCCTCGGGACGTGCAAGCCAGACCAGGTCTTCGTCGTCGACAATGGCGGCCACTTCCTCGAAGTGACGTCGCCTCAGTGGCGCGACGCCATGGACGTCGGCACGTTCACGCCTGGCTTCAATCTCGGCGTTGGTCCGGCGTGGAACGAGGCGCTGCGCCGGTTCTCCCATGCCACTGTCGTATTCGCGAACGATGACATCACGCTCGCGCCGGACAGCATCGAGAGGCTGATTGCGCCGCTCAAGGTGCACGCCTCCTCGATGGCTTGCACGCTGGGGCACCACTTCTCGTTCTTCGCGATGACGCAGGAACACGTCCGCAGGGTCGGCTACTTCGACGAGGGCTTCGCGCCCGCGTACTATGAGGACACGGACTACCTGCGACGAATGAAGCTCGCCGGCTTCATCTACGTCACCGTCGAGACCGGAGCGACGCACCAGGAGCAGAGCACGTCGAAGGACATGGGCTGGGACGCTCAGCTCCTCATCGACAAGCAGGCGGTGCGGTACGTCGCGAAGTGGGGTGGCTTCGAGGGGCAGGAGACGCTCGCGCACCCGTGGGGCATCGACATGGAGGTCTGCGTGCCGTCGTGCAACACGACGAACCTCCAGCGCCTCATCGACAGCCTCGCGTGGCAGACGGTCCGCCCGAGCGCGGTGACGATCGCCTCGAACGCCGACATCGAGATCGACACGCGCGGGCTCCGCGTGCGGCAGGTGAAGTTCTGGTCGGGCACGTATGCGATCGGCGACGGCGATGTCTCGCTGCGCCGCAACGTCGCCACATGGGCGGCGCAAGCGCCGTATATCGTCTACTCGGACGACGATCAGGTCTGGCCGCAGAATGCGCTGGAGTGGTTCGCGCGCCGGTTCACGACCGATCACCTTGTCGTCGGCCACCACCGCTTCGTCGAGAACATCGAAGCGCGCTGGCGCTCGCTGCGCAACGCAAAGGCAGAGAGCGGTGTCTCGCGCGAGCGGCACCCGAACCAGGAGCACTGGTGGCAGAGCTGCTGGGGCGGCTGCATCGGCATCCACGCGATGATGATCAAGTACGGCGTCGGCGGCTGGGACATGGGCTATCCCGCCGCGGAAGATCAGCAGCTTGCGCGGCGTATCGTCGGCATGGGCGACGACAGTCACATCCGCGTGCACGAGCCCCCGTGGGCCTGGCACGAGAAGGATGCGATCCACAACGCGCCGTGGGTCGAGCCGCACCGAAACGCGTGCGCGAAGGGCGAGCACGTCATGGTCCCGGACGGGGAGGTCTCCCGCTGCTCGGAGTGCCCCGTCGTGCGCCGCTCCGACGACAAGACGTGGCCGACGGTCCGGCTCTACGATCCGTCGAACGTCCGCACCGAGACGCTCTGGCTGTGAGCACGTACCGCCACGCGGTCATCATCTCCAGCTACAACCGCCCGCGGATGGTGCGAGAGGCAATCGCTTCCGCGTGGCTCCAACGTGCGTCCGTGCAGATCATCGTCGCCGACGACGACTCGAACGACGAGACGCGCCGCGCCGTTGAGCGCGAGCTGCGTGGTCGCCCGAACTGCCAGGTGATCTACGCGAGCCGTCCGCGCGAGGGCGAGTTCAAGAACGTCACGCTCCGCGCCACGAGCTGCATCAACGACGCGCTCGCGCTCGTCGACGCCGAGTTCGTGCACTACCTGCCGGACGACGACTGGTACGCATCGGGCCGCTTCTACGCGTTCGAGCGGTTCTTCGATGCCAATCCCGACGCCGACGTGGCGTACGGACGCATGGGCATCATCCGCAACGGCGTCCTGGAGCCGCACGCGCTGTTCATCAACTGCATCACGAACAACCCGGTGGACTGGGTGGACCACGGGCAGTTCAGCCATCGCGCTCGCGTGCTGGAGCGCGTGCCGAAGTGGCCAGCGACGCCGCACTACGCGTTCGACGCGAACTACTTTCTCGCGTTGGTCGCCGCCGGGTACTGGTTCTACCCGGTGAACGCCATGGTGAACTACAAGACGCACCACGACCGCAACCTCATGGGCGAGAGCGATCGCTCGAACATGCCAACGGAGAGAGAGTGATCCATGCACGCCGAAGTCTACGAAGCGGTCCACAGGTTCGTTGAGGGGCACCTCGTGCCGATCGGCAAGTCCCTGTGCGTCGCTGACATCGGCGCATACGACGTGAACGGGAACCTTCGCGGGCTGTTCCAGCGTCCCGAATGGGGCTACGTCGGATGCGACATGGCCGCGGGTCCCAACGTGGACCTCGTCCTGCCGTCGTCGCACGACTGGCCGAACCTCGCCTCGGCCAGCTTCGATGCGGTCGTCAGCGTGTCGACGCTGGAGCACACGTTGCGTCCGTGGCTCGTGGTGAAGGAGATCGCCCGCATCGTGAAACCCGGTGGCCTGGTGTGTCTGACCGCTCCGTACGCGTGGCAGTTTCACGAGCATCCGATCGACTGCTGGCGCATCTATCCCGACGCCATGAGGACGATCATGGGGGACGCTGGTCTGGACGTCATCGAGACCAGGATGGTCAGCGCCGGAACGTGGATCGGCGACACGATTGGCATCGGCCGTCGAAAGTAGGCGACGGATCGTCGCGAGGAGTGATTTTATGGGATGGTTCGGCCACTCGCCATGGGATGGAGATTCGCCGCAGGACATGCTGGCCACGCTCGACGAGCAGCGAGCGGCCTGTCTCGCGCGCCTGGTCGGCGTTCCGATCCGCTACGGCTTCGGATCGGGCAAGCACGCCGCCACGCTGAAGAAGGTCGCGGACGACTGGGCGCGGCGATGGCACATCGGCGGACGCTTCGAGCTGACCAAGAAGGGTCCGCTTATTCTCAAGGATCGCTTCGACCAGTGGTCGGTGGTCGGCGTGATCTGCAAGGTGCTGAACGAGGGCGTCGGGCTCGACCGCAAGGTCGTCACCTGGGCGTTCGATGCAGCCGAAGCTATCTGGGCGGATGACGCGTGGTGCAACACGTGGAGGCAGCCCGCGGCGTTCCGGTCGGCGGTTCGGCTCGTCGCCGATCAGCTCGCCGCGGCGCTCGACAAGAAGCCGTGGAAGCTGGCGCCGATGTTCGTCTGGGCGACGATCGAGCCGGCGCCGGAACCGAAGCGACCCAAGCGCCGCCCTATCGGACAGCGGCGCGGGCGCTAGGACTTGTTCTTGTGCTTCGCGAGGTAGGCGCGCCCTGCCTCCGCGTGCGGGTTCTCAAGATGCCCAACCATCAGGTTGCATCGGTTGCACAGAAGTTCCCGGACACGTCCTGTTGAATGATCGTGATCGACGCTCAGCGCCTTCCCTGGCTTCGGTGGGCTTGAGCAGATCGCGCACACACCGCCCTGCGCGGCGGACATCTTCGCAACGTCATCCGGTGTCAGGCCGTACTTATTGCGTAGAACATACGCGCGGTGCGTGTCGTTGGTGACGCTGGTCCGGCGTGCACGGCGCTGCGCGTTGATGCGGTCCTTGTTCTCGGCGCGCCGCTCCCTGTCGCGCCGCTTGTTTTCTGGAACGGCAAACCATGCTTATCCGGTTGGCGCTCAATCGCGGTCGGCGAAGCGCCCCGACCAGCCGTCCCGAAGCGAGCGCACGTCGGCTAAGGTGCTCACCTCCGACTGCCAGGCGACCTCCGCCGTGCCGTCGGCGAAAAGAGCGACGATCCTCCCCTCGTCGTAGTCTTCCGTGTACGGACGACCGCCTTCGACCTTCTGTCCGATGAACGCATCACGCAACCTCATGGCTCACGATCCTTTCTTGGGTGAAAACCGGATAAGCATGCGGCAAACCACGCCCGAGTGCGCGCGTTGTCCTTGTCCCTTTGCGCTTGTCCACGCGTCAGTCGATGCTTCGCCTGATGCTTGGCGGCCTTGGCCTTGTATTCGGGCGTCTGCCGCCGCGCGTTGAGAACATCTTTGTATTTGCTCGTCTGTCGATACTTCGCTTGATACTTGGCGGCCTTGTCTTTGTCGCGCGTTCGCCCGCGCGTTTTTTTTGCCGTCGTCACGTCACGACAAAAGGCGCAGTCCACGTGCGGTACATGGCGAAGGACAACGCGAGCCCTGCCGCCGCCCCGATCAACGGCTTCTTCGAGACGGCGCCGACGACGCCCGCCGCGATGCCGCCGGCGATCGCGGCCTGCAATCCGGCATTCATCGCGGATCTCGTCCTCGCCGTCCAGGAAGCGTTCAGCGCGCTCCCCGAGCAGGCGAAGTCCGTGAGCGTCTGCCCGAGCCCGTGCAGTCCTGCGCCCTCCGGAAGGCTCCAGGACACGATATCGGGGGCGCCGGTGACCCAGCTCCCGTGCTCGATGTAGGGCGCGTACGGCAGCCCGCGGCGCAGGCTCCTGTTGAACTGGCGCTCGGGGTTCGAGCCCCACGGGTCCAACATGTTGACCTGACCCGGGATGTTCTTCGTCTGCCCGAGCGCGCCGTGGAAGCTCATGCGGGCATGGTAGCAGGGCGCCGGTGCCCGGTGTAGCATCAACCCCATGTTCATGGGGCACGACGTAGGGATCAGCACGTCCGAGGAGGAGCGGGACTCCTGGGACTTGCAGACGCAGCAGGTTCACTGGCCGCTCGGAGGCGTCCTCAACAGCGAGTACGCGCCGGCGCTGCGCGCTCTCGGTCTGCTCGATCCGCCCGAGGCGAAGCTCGGCACCGGCGGCTTCGGGTGTGCGTTCAAGGCCAAGCTGTTCGGCCGCGACTGCGTCCTGAAGCTCACGCGCGACCCGCTGGAGGTCGTGGCGAGCTGGGCGCTGCGCGGCAAGGCGACCGAGCACGTGGTGCCGATCTACGAGGTCTGGGCGCTGCCGAAGATGCAGCGGTACCCGCACTGGGCGTCGTGGTGGGTCATCCATCGCGACTACCTGCTCGACGTGTCGAAGAAGGACGGCGACCTGCTCCAGACCGTCTTCGACCTCTGGAAGGATGACGACCTCGACCTCAGCATCCCCAAGCCTGGTCCGGCTGGCCGCGGCATGCGCGAGAAGTGGCGCATGTGCATGAAGCACAACACGGAGTGCACGGCGATCGAGGCGGGGCGATCGCTCGTGCTGCTCGATCAGATCTCGAAGGGCATCCGCGAGATGGGGCAGATCGGCATCGACTGGACCGACATCCTGCCCGACAACCTGCTACGCGATCGGGCCGGCGTGTTGCGCATCTCCGACGTCGGCTTCGGGCGTCCGAAGCGCGACATCGAGTGCGAGCCGCCCGAGCTGACGCTCGCCCTTGCGCGGCAGTACCAGGGCGCGTGATGGAACCGCTCGAAGCCACGAGCCCCGACGCGCTCACGTACGACGAGATCAACTTCGTCGACGGATCGACGCTCCGCATCGCGCGCATCAACTCGCTCGGCTACGCCGTCCACGAGCCGATGCTTCCGTCGTTCGCGGACAATCGAGCTGGACGTCGAGCAGGCCGCAGCAAGAAGCTCGGACGTCGATGAGGTGGGGCCGCGCCGGAGCTGGGGCGCTCGTGGTCGCCTGTACGACGGGGCGCGTTCTGCTCGTGCTGCGCAGCCAGGACGTCACGGAGCCTGGCACGTGGGGGCTCCCCGGCGGCAAGATCGAGCCGAGCGAGAAGCCGATGCCGGCAGCGATCCGTGAACTGCGCGAGGAGACCCGGTTCCGCGGCGAGCTGCTCTTCTTCCCGAGCTTCGTCTTCAGGGAAGAGGGCTTCGTCTTCTATAACTTCTTCGCGCTCGCGAAGGACGAGTTCAAGCCCAAGCTCGACTGGGAGAACGACGACGCGCAGTGGTTCGAGCTGGACCAGCTCCCGGAGCCGCTGCACTTCGGCGTCGAGCGCCTACTCGACGAGGCCGGTCACGAGATCCCCGGCCTCATCGAGCAGTGCGCTAGCTCTTTTTGAACGCGTGTGCCCAGGCGGCGTAGGCGAGGCCCGTCCCGCTCGCCATCAGAGCCCAAGTCGCCCAAAAGGGAGCGCTGGCGGCGCGTCCTCCTCGGTCGCTGCGACGAACGCCTCGCGCAGAGCCTTCGTGATGCGCCGCAGGCGACCGTTCTCACGGCGGTACGTATCGCGCTCGTCGCACACGGTCTTGTTGGTCGACTGAGCATCCGCAACCTGCTTGCGCAGACTCGCGATCTCTTCGCCGCCAGAGCGAAGCTGCGCGCCCAAGGACAGCATGTCGCGCTCCATGTTCCGGATTTGCTCCAGGTGCTTCTCTCGGTAGGGGGCCATCGCCGTCCACGAGGTCGTCGGTACCAACGTCATGCTCCCGCATTCGGGACACGGCCCCGAATAGCTGCGGATGTTGCCGTGCAGCAGATCGATCTCGTCGTCGTCGAACCGGAGCATCTTGGACCACCCGCACGTGACGCACTTGAACCCCATGTCGTTGTTCGACACCGGCACCGGACTCTTCGCCTGCTTCTTCTTCGTCACCCGCTTCTTCTTCGCCATCTCATTCTCCTAGTTGTTGTCCCCGAGCATCGACATCTGACCGCTCGCGATGACCGCACGGCCGATGCGATCGGTCGGCGACAGCCCCAGCTCCTTGAGGTATGGAGACGGCTCAGCATCCTTCGCGCCGTCCTCGTCCTTGTACCGGTAGCCGTTGAACCACAGCTCGTCGCGAGCACGCGTGACCGCGACGTAGAACACGCGCCGCTCGTCGACGGGGCTGTCGTCGCCCCATGCGACGGGCCACGTGCCCTTGATCATGCCGGCGACGTAGACGACCTGGAACTCCAAACCCTTGCATGAATGCACTGTGGCGATCGACACGGCGTTGCGCGAGGACGCTGCGGAGCGCTGCGCAGTCTTCAGCTCGGCGATGAGCTGGAACAGCGACGGCAGGTCGTCGAAGTCCGAGAGGAAGTCGCGGACACGATCGAAGTTCATGGCGGCATCGTTGTCCGGCGAGGCTTCCTTGTCGCCCTCGGCTTCGAGCCAGCGCTCCCAGTTCATCTTCTGGCAGAGCTTCGTGAAGAGCTGGAGCGGCGTCGCGCCCTTGGCCAGCGACATGCGCAGCTCGCGGATCTTGCCCATGAAGTCCCGTGCGTTGGCGTTGTACTTCCGGTCGGCGACGACAGAGGAGCCGTCCATCACGTCGAGCCAGTCGAGCCCGGCCTTCCAGGCGAGCACGATCTTGTCGATGAAGACGCGCCCGAGGTACTTCGGCGGGTTCTGGATTGTCGTCTCGAAGTCATCCTCGTCGGCGACGTTCGCGATCAGCCGCAGGTACGAGAGCGCGGTCTTGGCCTCGCGGCTCGCGAAGAAGCTATTGCCGCGAACGACGCGGGCCGGGATCTTGGCTTTCAGTAGCTCCAGCTCCAGCCGACCGCTCTGGTCGTTACGACGCACGAGTATCGCCTGATCGCGCCACTCGACGCCGGCGTCGTGGTGCTTGCGAATGTTGAACGCGATGTCCTCTGCCTCGGTGCGTGGGGTGTCGGTCTCGCGGTAGCCCACGAACCCGTTGGCGTCCCGTGTGCGCTGGAGGCGCATCGGGAGCTTCTGCGAGGCGGGGATCGCATCGAGCACGACGTTCGCGACGCGGATGATGTCCGAGCCAGAGCGGAAGTTCGCGTCCATGTAGACGTTCTTCGTGCCCGGGTGCGCGGCGCCGAAGCCGAGCACGTGCTCCGGCTTTGCTCCGCGGAATGCGTAGATGCATTGCGCCACGTCTGCGCAGATCACGATGTTGCCGTGGCCTTCGGCGAGCGCGTTCACGATGCGCCACTGCGCTTCGCAGAGGTCTTGCGATTCGTCGACGATCACGTAGTCGAACCGCGCCTGCCACTGCGCTCGCGCCTGGTCGTCCTCGGTGAGCAGCCGCGACGCTTCGGCCAGGAGGTCATCGAACGTCACGAACTTCGACCACGTGCCGTCGGGAAGCTGCGTGCCGCTCGTGCGCGCGTCCTCCGCGGCGAAATACTGATCGAGCAACACCGCGGGCGTCGTCGCGCAGTTCTTCTTCCCGCGTACGATGCCGGCAGCGACGTCAACCAGCGCTCCGGGCGTCTGCCCGAGGGCGCGGAGGCCGATGACGAACGAGTTGACGAGACAGTCGTTCTTGACGCGTGAGGCAAACTTCTTGACGAGGTCGGCCTCGACGTTTTCGTAGCCGAGACCGCGAGCGCCCTGGCGGATCGCGCGACCGTACGTTGAGCCCGTCTTGTCCAGACCGAAGCCTTCGGAGGTTGGGCTGTTCTTCCAGATCGCATGCGCGAGCCCGTGCAGCGTGCGCGCGACCTCGACGTCCTGGCCCTTCATGTTCAGGCGCTTCTTGAGCTTGCGATTCAGGTCGGCGGCGGCATCGACGTTGAATGCCGAGAGCATGATGCGGTTCAACGGCACGCCGGAAGCGACGAGCTTCGCAACGCGCTCCACGAGTGTCGTACTTTTGCCGGCACCGGCCACCGCTCCGGCGAGCATCGGACCGGACACGTGATCGATGACCTGCTGCTGCGCGTCCGTGAAGCGCGGCGCCTCGGCAACAGGCTTCGCCGCCTTCTTCTTCTTGGCCATCTACTCGTCCTCGGGCGACTTTGGCTTCGGCGGGTCAGGCGTGTACACGTAGTGCTGCACGAGCAGCTTCGTCACTTTCCGCGTGCGTACCTCGCGATGGTTCGCTTCGTTGCCCGTCGACTCGGCAATCTCTTCCCATTCGAGCGGACCGCCGATGACGTTGAACGCTTCGGTACGGCCGTCCGGGGTGGAGCCGCCCTGCATCTTCAGGAACTCGGCCGGCGTCACCACCCGATACGTCGTCTTGGATGTGGCCATTTTCTAGCCGAAGAGGCGCTTCAGCATCGAACCGAGCTGCTGCGTCTGCGTGGCTTCCGCGACGCCGTCGCCCGCATCCCCAAACGGGTTCTTGTACTTCACCGTCGTGACGCCGAACGTCGTTGCCTCGTTGCGCAGCCACGGCTCGCGGTGCTCCAGGATCAGCTTCGCGGCGAGCACCTCCTCCTCGGGAGGTACGCTGTTGTCGTGGAAGTGGATGGTGAAGTCGTCGTCGAGGTCGAAGCAGATGCGCCCCGCCTGGATTGCGTACGCGGAGTGCCGGTGCGCCAGCATGTAACGGTGGTGGCTCAGGCCGCCCTCGACCGTGATGAAGTGCTCCTTGTCCCAGGTACGGCGCTCCTCGGGCGTCAGGAACGCGTGCAGGACCTCCGAAGCGCGGCTGATGGCGCCGGGCACGCACTGCGGGCAACTCGGCGTGGGGCGCTTCACGGAGACGGCCTTCGCGGTCGCCTCGGGCTCCGAGGCGGGCTTCTCCTCCTTCGGGGGGATGACGGCATCGGGGGTCAGCGCCTGCTCGATCTTGTCGAGGTCGGCGGTCTCGAAGACCTGGATCTTGCCGCCCTCCGACTTGACCGCCGTGATGGTGCGGTCGGACGGGCGCACGAACGCGTAGAGAGCGCGGCCGGCGACGGCGACGGTGGTCGCGAGCAAGATCTCCTGCCGGAGCTTGCCCTCGACTTCGACGGGCGCGATCTTGGTGATCGGCGTCCACGAGTTCTTGCGCGCCTCGGCGAGGAACGCGTCGAGGATCGGCATCTCGTGGGGTGCCGGGTCGACGATCTCCAACACGCACGACGTCTTGTCGGCCTGCTCTCGGTACGAGCTGTTCTCGACGTCGAGCAGGCGAAAGTCACCCGAGAAAGAGGGTAGGTACCAAACGCCGATCTTCATGTGCGCTTCCTATTCGGTGGGGGGACGGGGATCGCCTGGGGCAGCAGCGCGACCGACGTCGGCGCCGCGCTCGCGGCGGCGGCGTCGGAGATCTGCTTCTCCATGAGCTTCAACGTAGCCTTCGGCAACTTCGCGTTCTTGGCGACCGCGAAGGCGGTGATCATCTCGGTGATGGACGGCGCCCGAGCCGCTCGCTGTGCCTCGGCCTGGGCGGTGACGAGGTCCTTGCCGATCTTGGCCGCCGACTCGATGAGCCCGCGCGACGTGTTCGCGCCGTACGTCTCGTTGGCGGGCGAAGGCGCGAGACTATCCTCGTCGCCGTAGTAGTCGCCCATGCCCATGCCGATCATGGGGTACGCGGCCTTCTGGAAGCGGTTGCGCACGAGCGCGTCCGGCCTCTCCAGGGTGACGAGCGCCTGGCCGACGGACGCGCAGAAGCGCTGGAGCTGGGACATGGTCTTGCTGTTGATCTCGCCCTTCACGATGGCGATGATCTGTGCCCGGACGGACTCCTGGAGACCCGACAGCGCGGGGTCCTTCGGGGTGCCGTCGAGCGCGTTGTCGATGCGCTCGTGCTCGTGATCGACGTCGAGATGAGGCTGGTTCATTCCAGCTCCCCGACGCGCCGCAGTGCCTCACCGAGACCGGTAACGCTCCGGTGCGAGCCCTCGCCGGCCGTCCAACGAAGCAGCTTACGTCCTTCGTCGGAGAGCGACAGGACGAACTCCTCGTCGTCGAGGACCTTGCGGAGGACGCCGATCGTGACGCCCTTGCCGCGCGTCGAGACCTCCTTGGACGTCTTGCCCTTCTTGACCGCCGACCGCGCCTTCTTCTGGCGGCGCGCCTCGGGCACCGAGATGATGATGCCGGACGCCTCTGCCTCGGCGATCTTCGCGTCCTGGTCCTCGTGCGGCATGTCGGCGAACGCCGCCGCCGCGGTAGCCGTGATCACGCCGCGCTCGACCGCCGCCTGCATGTTCGGCGACAGCTCCAGCACGCGGAGATGGTTGTCGAGGACCTCGACCGACTTCATGCCCATCTTCCGCGCGATGATCTCCTTCGTCTGTCCCATGTTGAGCAGACGCTGGGCGTTGCGCGCCTTCGTGAGCATGTCGTCGTCCTGCCGGACGCTGTTCTCGGCTTCGATCGCGCCCGTGAGCGCGCCGACGTCGTTGTTCTTGGTCTGCGTTGCGCGCAGGAAGAACTCGTCGCCGTGGAGCTTCTTGATCTCGCGACCGGCGAGCACTCGGTTGCGTCCGACGACGCACTCGATCGTCTCTTCGATCTTCTCGCCGACCTTGCGCATGACCTTGCGCACCACGACGTTCTGCTGCTGGCCCTCGCCCATCAGCGAGGCGACCAGCTCGGGCCGGTCGAACCCCTCGCGACGCAGCTTGAGCACGCGCTCGTTGACGAGAGGATGCTCGATGCCGTCCTTGGTGTCGTAGCCGACGATGAGGATCTTGTCTGGGTCCAGCAGCCAGAGGTTCTCTCGCTGCGCGTCGAATGCCGTCTTCGCCACGGTCAGACCCCTTCCTCTTCCTCGTCGTCGCTGCTCGCGCCGAACTTGATGACGACCTGGGCCTTCATCTTGGTCTCGACGGGGGTCGCGTCGGCGCGGAACAGGAGGATGCCCTTGCTGTTCGTCTGGTCCAGCTCGCGCGCCTCCAGGTTCTTCCGCAGGTCGGTCACGCTGGAGAACTGCTCCACCGTGTAGATCGTCTCGGTCTCCGGCACGCCGTCGTCGCGCTCGACCGTGCGTTGACCCACCGGAACCACCAGCCACAGCGGCTTGCGGCGCGGCGCCTTCTTCTTCGGCTTCTCGTTGTCTTCGCTCATCTGAACCAGTCCTTTCGGTCGCGCCCCACAGCGCTCACGTCGGAACTAGTAACGCACGAGCAGGTGTCTGACAAGACCTTTCGACGCACGCAACACACTTTTCCGATCAGCGCGCCAGGATGCCGTGGTTTCGGCAGACGTGGGCCAGGTACCCGAGCCAGTCGTCGTCGCGGAACGCCGGTTTGTTGTCGTGCCGCATGGCCCACCAGACACAGGCTTCGAGGGAGTTCTGATTGGCGTGGGCGGCGTACTTGTTCATGCAGTGGGTCGTCCACCGCTCGTCGTCATCGTCATCGTCCGGACCCGGTTCCCAGGTCAGGATGGCGAACAGATACATGATGAGCGCCGCGGTCTGCTGCTGCTCGGTGAGCCGCTTGCCCGGCGGCTCGACCTGCGGCCAGTCCTGACGTAGCTGGCGCCGGCGCTTGGCCTCACCCACGTGGGGCTCCAGAGAGGAAGCCCTTGAGGAACCCGTCGAGCCACACGTCGCAGGTCTCGCGCATGCCGGACCAGTCGGCCCATTCGCGGCCGTCGATGACGATCTGAACGTGGTCGAGGTGCATCTCGTCGCGCCACAGGATGGCGGTGGCGTTCGGGATGGGCAGCTTGTTCGGGCCGTACTTCAGCTCGATCTGGACGCTCACGGCGCGAACCTGGGACAGATCGTCTTCATCTGGCGGCGGAAGATGTCGGCCTGCTGCCGCGCGTCGAGCAGGGCGTGATGGATGGCGACCCGGTCCTCGGGCTGCACCCACTCCGCGGGCCACTTCTTCTTCGTCTGGCCGTCGTACGGCATGCCGTTGTGGCCCATGGCGAGCGAGCCCATGTCGAGCGCGACGAAGCCAAGCTTGGCGCTGCCCGTGAACCTCCACGCGTAGTAGCTGTAGAACGCGAAGTCGAAAGCGACCGGATAGGCCACGAAAATGGGCTTCGGACGGTTCTCGCGGTCGGCGCCGAAGCCGTTGACCATGTTCTGGATCCAGTCCTCCAGCTCGCGCATGACGTCGAGCGGGTCGCGCGCGTCGCGCGTCGCCTCGGCGTACATCTCGGGGAAGCCGGTCCACCACTTCATCGTGTCAGGGTCCTGCCGCGCATCCGGCAGCGGCTTCAGCTTCTGGTAGAAGTGACCGCACTCTTCGAGTGTCTCGGGATGCAGCGCGGTGACGCCGACGGAGAGCATCGAGAAGAGGCCGGGGACGGGCCCAGTCGATTCCACGTCCACGCTGAAGTACATCTCGCTCATGGCCGCACGAACCTTTCGATCTGAAGGAGTCTGTCCCCGAGGATGCTGGTGGTGAGCCAGAGGATCGGCGCCCCGTGTACATGTCGCCCGAGCATCTCCATCAGGATGCACTCGTACTCGTGGTGGTACGTCAGCTCGGACACGCGAGCCGGGTCGTCCGCGAGATTGTGGAACGCGCGAACCGGGCAGAACACGATGTGCGTGTAGATCTGCATCGCCTGGATCACCACCTCGCGAAACATGGGCTCGGCAGCCGTCTCGCGAGAGTGCATCGCGGTGTACGCGAGGTTGTCGAGGTAGGTGCGGTCGGTGACGAAGCCTCCCACCGGCGGCGGCCTGTGCCCCGCACCGGCCAGCGTGCCGTGCACGTCGGTGAACGGAAGCTCGCTGTCGAGCGTGGTGTGCTCCCAGGCGGCCTTCGCAGCGAACAGGCGCTTCTGGAACTCGGCTCGCTTGCCGGCGCCGTCGACATCGTACGGGTTGTCGAAGCCCATGGCCTTGGCGACTTCGCGCGAACCGGTCGGGCAGATCGGCAGCGAGAGCTTCGTGGCGATGGCCGTGGCGAGCGTGGATTTCCCAGTGCCCGAGGCTCCGGTGAATGCGAGGCGGACCGTCATCGCGACACCATCTCGTTGAACGCGGCGATGCCCTCGTCAGCGTCCTGGGCCGCCATGACCGCCACGGCGACTCGGTCACCTGGAACCACCTCGGTTCCACCGGTCTTGTGATGGATCTCGACGCCGCGCCGTGCGACCGGCCAGCGGTCCTGCCAGGCGACGGCGTAGAGCGCCCACCACTCGGGGCCGTATCGCACCGCGAGGGTCGGAGTCGTACTCATGGCCTTGTCTTGCTTCGTCGTCACGCCGCTTCTCCCTTCATCTCCTCGACGACCGACCGCCGCACGCGCCACTGCTGGCCGACGCGCACGGCGACGAGCCGGCCGGACTTGATCCACCTGTGCAGCGTGTTGCGCGAGACGCTCAGCTCTTCTTCGACCTCGCGCAGCTTCAGCAGGGGGTCGTTCTCGTTCTCGATGTTCGTCACGTCTTCTCTTCCGTCTTTCCGGGCGGCTCGTCGGCCAGCTCTTCGATCTCTTCGGCGCAGTCGAGGCGCCATGCGGTGCCTTCCTTGCCGGTCCAGGTGCCGCGGCGACAGACCTCGGCGGCCTCCTTGAGTGCCTCGCGTCGTACGCGGGCGTCGTGCTTGGCCGCGAGGGCGGCGGGGCGTCGTTCGATCATGTCGGCCGCGTACTCCAGCGTGCGCCAGTCCGGCGGGTACTCGTGCGCCACCGAAGCAAGCAGCACATCACGGATGTGCGTTCGTTCGAGCGACGGCGGGCATCCGCCGAGCCATGCGATGTCTTCCTCGATGAGCCGCGCGTACGCCGAGCGGGTGAGCTTACCGGTCATCCCGATTTTCCCTGTGCCAGGTATCCGAGTGCCAGAACGTCGTCGTCGAACTCCTCTTCGGCGAACGAAGCGAAGATGCTCTTCATGCGGCCGGGGCCCGAGACGATGATGCGTGGCCACGGCTTCCAGTGCCTGTCGCGATTCTCGACGCTTCGATCTGCGAGCGCGAGCGCGTAGCCAAGCTCGACCCAGCAGCCGCTCGACGGGCTCTCGCGCGGTGCAAGCAGCCAAAACCAGTCGGCACGGCGCACGGCATCGAGATCAGCGCGGGAGTACCGGCGCCGCTTCTCGTCGTCGAGCGCCTCGTTCACGGCGCCCGCGACGCCGTCTTGCTCGATCTCCGCGAGCCAGTCGTGCGTGATCTCCAGGCCGAGCTTCTTCACCGCCGCCATCGCTGCGCGCACGCGCTCGCGCTCCTTCGATGTGCCCGTGACGTAGATCTTGCCGCTCATCGTGCTTTCTCCGCTTCCTTGGCGAGCTGCACGATCTCGTGGGCCGCCTCCTGCATCGCCAGCGTGCGCTTGTCGCTGACCGGGCCCATGAGCGCGAAGCACACATCCGCCGCCTCACGCAGCACCTCCCCCCGCACCTGGCCCGCGAGGTCGGCATCGGTGGCTGCGACCACCGCGGTCAGGTACGCGGCCCCGCCGCGGTATGGGTACTTGTCCGCCGCCTCGCGGAGCGTCGCGAGCGCCTTCGTTCGCTCAGCCAGCTCTGCCTCGACCCGGCGCAGGCGCTTGATGTCGGCGGAGGCGTACTCGGCGCGCTCCATCACGTTCGCCGCGTCACCGGTGCCATCGTCGAGCGTGTACTCGGGCATCCACTCGATCAGCTCTTCGACGGCCGTGACGAGGTCGGGCTCGGGATCGGCAGCCAAGCCGAGCACGACGGCGATCTCACCGAGCATGATGAGCGCTTTGTCGAGGTCGCGGCCGAACTCGGCGACGGCGACGGCGGTCAGGCGATCGCGCTCGGCGAGCGTCATGCGGAGGTCGCTGGCCATGTCTTTCGCGCGCTTCAGCTCCGTCAACGCCTCCTCACGCTCGTCCCGAGCAGCTTGAAGCAGGAATGCAGCGCGCTGGGAGGCGCCCGTCTGGTGGGCGATCCTCTCGTCCATGGAGACGACCTGGGCCCGCAGGCGGTCGACCTCTTCCTCGGCCTCGTTGATGTTCATGACGGCGAGCTTGCTCACCGGCCGGGGCGCTGTCAACGGTTCTTGCAACTTACGCATCCATCAGAGGCCCAGCTTCGCGGAAGCCGGCTTTTCCCACTTGTTGTCACGCTGGTAGTAGCGGAGGAGCATCTGCACGCTGCGGTGGCCGGTCTGGTCCATGACCGACTTGTCGTCGGCGCCGTGCCTCTTCGCTTCGGTGACGAAGCCGGCGCGGAGCGAATGGCCGGACAGGTCGCCCGTCTCTTTGAAACCGGCGCGCGTCGCGGCGCATTTCACGATCACCGCAACGGCTCGCCCGGTCAGCGCTTCTTTCCCGACGTTACCGTGTCGATCGACTCGCCGGAACACGGGGCCCGTCTCGGTGCCGCTTGTCGCAAGCCACTGCTTGAGCAGTCGAACCGGACAGCACGCTTCGTCGCTTCCGAACGCGATGACCTTCGTCAGTCCTTTGCCGTACTGGTCGGTCTTCGATTTGCGGATCAAGATTTCAACGCCTTCTTTCACGAAGGTCAGATCCTCGACGTTCACTGCGACCAGCTCGCTGCGCCGGAACCCGCCGGCGAATCCGGTCACCAGCAGCGCGCGGTCTCGGGCACCAAGGACGTTGTCGGGGGCCGTTTCTATCATCTCCCGCAACGCGTCGATCTTCAGCGCGGTCTTGTGCTCCTGCACGGTGCCGAGCTTTCGTTTGATGCCGCTCCAGACTTCCTGCACCTGTGGATGTGCACAGGGCGACGCGAGACCGTTCTCTTTGTGCCACGCGGCAATCGCGCTCATGGCCTGCGAGATCGAGGCAACCTTCAACGGCTCGTCGGCGCAGGCCGCGATGTAGATCGCGACGGCACCGGACGACGCGGGGAACGCAGGGAGCTTGGACCCCTGCTCGTCCCACCACCCCCTGAAGCGCCGCTGCTGATACTCGTAGGCGCGATGGGTCGCCGGCCCGCGCGCCTGGGTCGCGTAATCCTTCGCACTCTTGATGAGCGGCTCAAGCAGCGGCGAGAGCTGGGAGCCCAGCTCGGGGGCGCGCACGAGCGCGACGCCGGGTTCCGCCGGCCGCGGCGACTTCTTCCTTGATCGTCCATAACCATCCATTAGCGGAACATAGCATCTAGGGCTTTCTGGTGCAAGGGCGATCTGGGCTCCCACGCGCTGGTTTCGCCGGCGCTCGGGGTCGTCGCCGGGAGCCGGCGTAGCCCCGTTGACAGCCGCGTTGGTTGTCACTACATACGCAACTGTCCGGCGCGAGCTTGCGCGTGACATGGAGGTTCGAGATGGCGACGAAGAAGGCGACGAAGAAGAAGGTGACGATCCAGCGGTCGAGCGAGGAGTGGCAGCGGTACGCCGCGGCTGCGTTGGGCGCACTGGTCGTCGACGCCGACAGCGACTGGACCGACGAAGGCCCCGACGACACGGTCGAGGCCGTGGCAGAGCTGGCGGCCCGGTACGCCGACGCGCTCGTTGCGGAGGGGAAGCTGCGGCGATGACGGCAGCGGAGGCGATGCTCCTCCTAGACGTCGTGGTCGAGCTGAACCAGCGCGTCAGCGCGGAGGACGCGGCACAGCTCGTCTGCGAGAAGTGGGAGCGCGATGGTGGGTTCGCGGGCGACCCGATTCCTGACCCCGTCGAGGTCGATGTGCGCGACGAGGAGGGGATGCTCTGGCATGTCGAGGTCACGCCGCAGTACGACGTGTCGTTCTGGGCGACGAAGGCTCGGCAGGCATGACCGGCAACGGCGCGGTGATCTCGGACTGTCAGACGTACCGCTACGTGCTCTGGCGTTCGCTCTCGGGCGCTGGCCTCGCTGGAAGCGTGCTCTGGGTCGCCGTCAATCCAAGCACAGCGACGGCGACCGAGAACGACGCCACGATCCGCAAGGTGATGGGCTTCTCGCGACGCTGGGGCTTCGCCCAGGCGCGCGTCGTGAACCTCTACGCGCTGCGCTCGCGCGACCCGAAGCTGCTGCTGACGCACCCGAACCCGATCGGCCCCGAGAACGACAAGTACATTCGCGTCGAAGCATCCGAGGCGGATGCGGTCGTGCTCGCCTGGGGCAACAACGCGAAGCCCGAGCGAGCGAAGTCCGTCCAGCAGGCCATCGAGGTCTGGGCCGAGCATAAGCCGATCTGGCATCTCGGGCTCACCGGCCGCGGACAGCCGAGCCATCCGCTGATGCTCGGCTACAACACGATGCGCAAGGAGATCGACTGATGGGAGACCGAGACGTGGAAACGGACGAGGAGGTCATCGCTGGCTTCCACCAGGCGATCGACAACACGGTGCGCGACGCGCAGGGGCCGCTGTATTTCGGTCTGGTGTGCATCACCGGCGACGACGGGTACGTCAGCCTGATGCGCTCCATGAAGGCGTGCGAGGGACGACACCTCCGCGAGGCCGCCGGCCTGCTGCTCGGCTACGCGAACAAGCTCACGGACATGGCCGACAAGATGGAGGGCGAGCAGGTGTTCCTCGTCCCGCGCGAGCCCGAGCGCAAGCCCGACCCGAACGCATCCTGAAGAAGATCTTGACAGATCCAGAGGTTGTCGCTACATACGCAACCAGTGGAGGCACGCATGAGTGGTGAAGGGCTACCTGGACCTGGCGACGTCGTGCGTTTGTACGCGCCGATGTCGAACACGGATCTGAACTCGGGCATGGGCGGCGAGAAGCTGCTCGGCTACTTCTGGGGCTACGACGAGGCGTTTCGCTTTGGCCGCGGCAAGGGCGTCATGGGCGGCGACTGCTACGTCGCCGAGAAGGTGGGCATGATCGACAAGGAGGGCGCCGTCCGCGTCGACGGCATGCACAGCGTCGCTGTCGGCGGCTCGCTCGACGATGCGGTAGATCGCGAGAAGGCTCGCGTGAAGCTGTCGGCGGCTGATCTCACGCCGCGCGAGTACCTCTTGCTCGGGATCCCGGTGCATGCGCGCAACCAGTGGAGGCGCGCATGACCATTCGATTGATCACCGAGCCGACCGTCATCGTGCTCGCCGACATGCGACTCGACGTGGCTGGCATGAACGACCTGCTCGACTGGGTGCAGGACTACCGTCCGGAGTGCGTCCCAGACAGCCTGCCGTTGGGCGGACGCGATCGGGCGATGTCGCTGTTCCCGCACGAAGGGTTCCGGCCCGACGTGCGTGAAAAGCTACTCACCGACAACGAGCTGCTCGTCGAGCTGGCGGGGCGAGAGTACCACGCGAAGATGACGTTCTTCCTGGCGGGGATCTCGCGGCGCGTCTCGCACGAGCTGATTCGCCACTACGTCGGTGCCGACAGGAGTGAGGAAGGCAGCCCGAGCCAGGAGAGCACGCGCTACACGTTCCACCCGGGGCACTTCGCGGTGCCGCCGTACGTCCTGGAGCGCACGAGCGAGCCCACGTCGGCTGGCATCGAGGCGCTCACCAGCTTCGAGATCGCGATGCAGCAAGCGTACGACACCTACCTCGCGTTCATCGAGCAGGAGGAGAGCGCCTGGGAGAGTCGCCACGGCGAGAAGCCGAAGGCCATCGACCGCAAGCGCATATACGAATGCGCCGCCGGGTTCCTGCCGATGCAGGCGTGCACGTCGATGGTCTGGACCACGAACCCGATGGCGCTCGCTAAGCTCTTCCGCGAGCGATGCGACGCGTCGGCCGATCGCGAGTTCCAGCGCTTCGCGACGAAGTGGAGGGGCATCGCGCAGGCTCGGTGGCCCAACCTGTTCCCGGGGTCAGCGGCGTGATCGTGAAGTACGGAGAAGGGAGTACGGAGTACGGCGCCCAACCGACCAGCGCACAGCAGTCGCGCGCGAATCGTCTGCGATCTGTCGCGCGAGATCTGTCAGAGGCCGCGAAGTACGGGCGATCGGCCGGTGCGAACGCTCGCAGTCTTCTCCCCGGCGAGGTCATCGCGTACCGAAGCGCCGCCTACCTGCTCAGACGCGAAGCCCAGCGCGTCCTGCTCACGGAATCACTGAGGGCACGAGCATGACCACTCCCATCTGGCGCATGGGACCGCTCGATCAGACCTCATTCCGCGATGAGCGCGGTGTGGTGCAGATCCGCATCGGGTTCGCGCGCGTGGAGGGTGCGACCGACTGGCGAGGACAGCCGTCGGCATTCCTGGCCGCGTGGTTCCTGCGCGAGTCCATGTTGCGTGCCGTGTTCGACTGGAGAATCCTGTGACCACCCCCATCTACCTCTTCGACATCTCGGCGTACCTGCACCGGGCGATGTACGTCTGCTACGGCGACCGCGTCGCGGAGATCGAGCCGTCGGACACCGCGTTCATCCGGCACGCTGCGGGAATGCTCGCCAACACGATGGACGCGCTCCGTGTCGAGCGGATGGTCGTGGTCTGCGACTCGACCGAGCCCTCGTTCCGGTGCGACGAGTACCCGGCGTACAAGGCCGAGCGCAAGGCGCACTACCCGGTCTTCGCGGCGCAGGCGCCGAAGTTCTACGACGCGATGCGCGACGTGAGCGTTGCCGTGGCGGCGGAGCCCCGGTACGAGGCGGACGACCTGATCGCGACGATCGTGCGCCGCGCCGGCGACCGCTACGTCGTCGTCTCGTCGGACAAGGACCTGCTCGCACTCGTTCGTGACGACCGCAGCGTCGACTTCTACGACCCGATGAAGGGCGCGTGGATCGGCGTGGGCGACGTCCGCAGCAAGTTCGGCGTCGACCCGAGCCAGCTCTACGACTACACCGGGCTCGTGGGCGACACGAGCGACGGCATTCCCGGCGTGCCCGGGTTCGGCCCGAAGACGGCGGCCAAGCTGCTGCGCGAGTTCGACAGCCTCGATGAGATCTACAGTCCCGAGCGCCGTGAAGCACTCGGCGAGTTCTCGACGCCGAAGCAGGTCAAGACGCTGCTCGCGCACCAGGAGGACGCGTTCATGTCGCGCCGGCTCGCGAGCCCGTGGCTGTCGAAGAGGATGACGGCGGACGGCATCGGCCTCAACGCACCGGCACCAGGCATCGTTCGGAGGGCATGCGGATGAGCGCCGACGTCTCCGAGTACACCGTCATCGTCACGGTGACCCTCGACAACCGCGACGAGTTCAGCTCCGGCGCCGAGATGACTGACGCCTTGCGTAGTCAGCTCTCGTCTGGCCGTCGCTCCGCGATCGCCGAGGCCCTGCGAGAGCTGGCCGACGAACTGGAAGCATACGTGGACTGATGCCGACGTACGAATACGAGTGCGGCAAGTGCCGCGGGACGTTCGAGGTCGAGCAGAAGATCAGCGAGCCTCCGCTCACGAAGTGCGCGCGCGTCGGACGTCTCTACGTGGGCAACGGATTCGTGGACACGTCGTGCAACGGCGAGCTGCGTCGCCTGATCTCTTCCCCGGCGGCCTTCGTGCTCAAGGGCAAGGGCTGGTTCAAGGACGGGTACTGACGATGGCCAAGAAGAAGACGTCAAGCCGATGGGGTGGTAGGAGATCGCCATGATGCTCGAACAGATCAACCGTCGGCTCGCGCAGTTCGCGGCCGACCTTCCCAAGCGAAAGACGAGAGCCGTGCCCAGTACCGCCAAGGGTGAGACGCCGCTTCCCGGCACCACGAAGACGATCGGCATCCAGGTCGACGCCGAGACCTACCAGAAGCTCCAGGCGCTCATGGAGCGCGACGGCATCAGGACGGTGAAGGCGGCGGCGCTCGTGGCGCTGAAGCGCGGGCTCTAGGCCGAGCGGTAGTAGTTGCCGATGCCGCTCGTGCCGCGTGTCAGAGCGGCGCCGATCGTTGGAGCGAGCTGATCGTAACGCGCGGCTGCCACCTCACGCGTGACGTGATCGTGCGCCATGATCCTCTGGATCATCGCCTCGCGCCCCTGTGCGATGGCCGACGTCACCTGCGACTGCGCGTAGCTCGGGACCTGCATCGAGACGGGGCCTGCGGCGGTCTGGATTGTGACTTGGCGCGTCGCAGATCCACGCAGCAGCACGAACACCGCCAGTGCACCCACGCCGAGCGCCACCATCGTTCCCGTCTTCATGCTGCCATCCTCCGGCTCGTGCGCTTCTTCGAGCGACGCCTGTTTGCCCGCACCGGCTGCGGACGGCTCAGGAGCCACCAGGCGCCTCCCAGGACGAGCGCTGCGCCGAGCCAGTTCACCGGCTCCGAGACGATCTGGCCGAGGCCAGAGAGCGCCTGGCCGCTCGCAAGGCGCGTCTTGATGTTGCCGAGCGGGACGAATACGGCCGCGTGCTCGTTGTCGCCCTTCTGCTCGTTGGAAGGCTCGATGTCGTTGATGCCCTTGCCGCAGTTCGACGAGCGGTCGAGGTAGCAGTTCATTCGATCGATGGACGCCTGCCAGGCTGCATCGACGACTGGCTTCACGAGAGCCCGTCCGTCGGGAGTGGTAGGAGCGGTATCGCGGAGGCACTGGACCAGGTTCTGCGCGAACCGGTACATCTCGTCGCGGATGTTGT